GGGGGATTATCAGTCAACCATGACGGTGGCGTGAAAATCTGTGTTGTTCTAATCGTAGGAACGTTACCACCATGTATTACTATGGAGGGGATAGTCATTAGCAGTCCTTGCTCATATCTTCTGCCATATTGCCACCTATCTCTGCACCTTGGTTACCACCAAACATTGCTACCCATCCTGCTGCTACCCATCCTACGAATGGTATAGTGCTAAGACTAGGTGCTGCTGCTGCACCAATACTAGTACCAACTACTCTACCTGTACCTTCTCCTGATCCTATTGCTTTGATACATGCGATTCTTTCAGCACCTATCTCTGCTGCTTGACCTTGAGTCAAACCTGGTGGATTGTCTATCCAAGATCTGTTGTTAGATACAGGACCGCCTTGGTTAGTTTTACCATCCATAAAGTACTCTTCAGTGATTTGAGTAGTATTGTTTGCTAAACCTAAGAATCCTGCTTTCTCTTTAATATCTTTAGTGATGAATGCTTTCTTGGGATCGTTTGCTGAATATGAAATAGCATATCCTTCATCTGATACACTTACTTTATATGATGTATAAGGACCTACAGGTAAATCCACTGATGGTAGTGGTGCTTCTTTTGTTCTTGTTGCAATATAACCTATCATTCCCAGATGTGAGACAGCGAATAAACTGCCTACTACACCGAATGATATCCACTTCCACTTATTCATGGCATTGGTGGAGTAGGTGGTAGCGGTAGTGCAGAACCTGTTGTCTTAGGTAATGATCCACCTACCATACCTGGTATGGCATCACTTACAGCAGACATAACCTTTTCTTTGACCGAATCTACGATGGCATCCTTTTGTGTATATAGATATATACCACCGCCAACAACGGTAAGAGATACAACGCTAGACGCAATAGCAAGTACATTGATAATTTTTTGCATGATGTTTACTTAGTATCTGGGACAATTTTTACAGGACCTGATTCAATCCTAATAGTTTGTGCGGGAGCAGTCTCTGATGCCTTAGCAATAAGGAACTCCATATCCTTCTTACTTATGTTAGCACTGCTATCAGGATCACCTGGTTTCTTTTTCTTACCCCCAGTCTGGACGCCAAAAGTTGCTAGTGTTCCTGTAAAGACGCTGGCTATGAAAGTTGGATCAATCTTTTCTCCTGCATCATAACCTGGTATTTTAACGTAGTTCAAAGTTAAAATTCCTGCTGACCACACAAGAACGATCACTCTTATAAGTGTCGCTAGGTATGCCAGTTGCTCTTCTTTATCGTCAACTGCTTCCTTAAGTTTACCAAAAGGACCTTTCGGTTTCTCTTTTACTTCTGCCATAATGTTTACTTTTACTCCTTATTATCTATACAATAAAGATTTCCACTTATTGAGATGCGTGTATTGTCTGTTGTATAAAAGGGATTGACTCCATGATTGAGTCTTGCAGGGAAGAATGCTATCTTCCATTCCCAAGATTTATCTATATGTAAGTATCTTGTATCTAGTCCTCCTAGTGCTGTATTATACTGAAACATAAAAGATGCAGTTTCATTTTCATTTGTAACATATCGTGCTCTCTCTTTTTCTAAATCATATGGTATTTGAACCCAGATTACAAAGGAGAATATTCCACTGTGTATATGTAGAGGATTGAAATCATATTTCTTTTGATAGTTTACCCATAGTCTTTGTAGTTTAAAATCAGATGTTTGAATCTCTCTCATAGTCTCTGCTATACCCATAGCAGGTTGGAAACCAAACTGTTTGATGTATTCATATGAAAGGCAACGAGTGAATGCACTAATCTCTTTAGTCAAAGGTAAAGTCCACTCTTCTTGTAAGTGACCCCTTAGAGTTGTTCTAGCATCTGTTTCAGAGTTCTTTATCAATGAGTCCATACTCCCTCGCAGTTCTGCTGCAACAGGAGATGGGACATCTGCTGTTAAATATCCAGGTGATTTCAACCAATGAACATCATATGTAAAATTGCTCATTCTGCAGTACGTTTCTTTCCTATATTATATTTTGATTCTAATGTCCACTCACCTTTCTCTTTATATGCTATAACTTTGATTTGACTTAAAGGTGCGACTTCTTTTATTTCTGTTTCTTTTACAATCTCTACAAGACCCCAATCAGATAGTAGTTTGATAATTCTATTTCTTCTTTGTACATCATTGTCTGATAGGTTTGCTTTCTTTCCGTCTAATGCAAATAGTTCTTTAAAATGTACAATGTAGTATTGTCCTTTCTTATGGAGGATATGACATGATTGATAAAGTTTTCTTTCTTTACGAGATGCTACTCCT